CCAGTGTTAGCAGTCCCACTTACTGCCGTTGTGGAATCAGAGGCATCCCCACCTCCGCCAGTTCCACCAGTGCCAGCATAAGAACCCCCACCTCCGCCAGCTCGTGTCACAGAGGTTCCTGTGATTGAGGAGGCTGTGCCGTCACCGCCGTTTCCTCCAGTTCCACTGTCGTTAGCGCCAGCGGTTGAGGAGCCACCGCCCCCACCGCCATAGTTATTTGATGTGCCACCAGCGTTGCCGATAGGTGAAAAGCCCAAGCCCCCAGATTCACCGCTTCCAGTGTTTTTTCCTCCAGCGCCACCACCTGATGCACCATTGAGCCCAACGGTTGAGTTTTGTGAACCGCCTGAGTTGCGAGAGTACGCGGCTCCCCCACCACCACCAGGCACATAGAAGTCACCTAAGCGTGAGGAGTTACCGTTATTCCCATGCTCTCCCTCATTGCTTTGAAGAACAGCACCAGCTCCACCAGCACCAACAGTAACCGTATGAGTCGCAGCGGAAAAGTATGCGCTAGAAACCGGCAAATATCCACCGGCTCCACCACCACCACCACGGCCCTCGCCACCACCGCCACCGCCACCAATCATCAAAAGCTCAGCAAACCCAGCCTCACTGAAAGTAATCGAACCAGACCCAGTGAACGAGTAGACATTGTAAGTAGTCCCACCAGAGGACACCGTTCCCACAGTAGGTGAACCAGTTGTGCCAGATACAACCGCAGCACCAGGAGAAGTTGAAAGCTCGACCCATGCTGAACCGTCATAGAACTCCAGACCGTCACTATCCTTTAGGAACGAGAACTGCCCCTCAACAGGTGTGCCAATAGCTGAAGTTCGAGCAGCGGAATCATCAAAAACCAGAACACCCTGCATCAAAAAATCATTGATTTCATCCTCGTCAAGGGTTTCCCCAGCAACGAACTCTTTGAAACCGCCTGCAGCCATTAGAAGTCCTGCCAATCTGATCCATCGTAATAAGTAAGCGTGTCAGTGTCCTTCATGAACGCGAACATGCCCTCGCTGGGAGAAGCAATAGCGCTAGCTCTCGCAGCTGTCCCAGCAAACACCATAATCTGTTGCTCCATCATGTAAGTGTTCACCTCAGAAGCCAGCAACACACTACCGTTCTGGAAAAGCTTGAACCCAGCACCAGCCAAAATCCATGCCTCCTAGAAACCAAGAACGCCAGGAGCGTTCTCCCCTATTGTACCGAACTCTGAGTCACCAATGACAAAGAGAGAGGTTTGCAGGGAGCCCACCCCAATAGTCATGATGTGCTCATCAGCACTCACACTATGCCCAATGTTTATGACCAGACCATAACGCTCAATGGCATCACCCACACTGTTAGGGGTGAACTTCACCTGGATAACACTGCCCATGTCTAGCGCAAACATGGAAGCCTTCTGTGCCGAGGACAGGTTGCTCATGTCAATAGCGAGGCGTGCAAACCTATACTCAGGCTCATCGTAACGCCCCACCAGAAAATCAGCGTAATCCTCAACCTGAGTCTGTGTAGAAAGCAAAGTCTGCACATCGCGCTCCAGGATCCCATACCGAGTCTGAGACAGCGCACCGTTAGCTGTGGCAGTCCCAAAGTCTGAAGTCACTGTTATCTGGTTATAGAGTTGCTCAGTCCCATACTCCACCAGGGCCGGTGCAAACGGAATCCCAGAACCGTCATCAGCAAACACCGTCACACTGTCAGTAGTGGGTGTCGAGAGCCGGTCTCTGAAAGCCACCCTGCCCTCTTTGTCAATGAACAAGAGCCCACCCTCAGAGAGCTCCACCTTCTGCAAATAGTTGAGCACATTCCCCTGGAACACATCAGCACCAAGCTCAGAAGCTCCAATGTCAATGTCCCTATCCTCAACAGGCCAATCCACAGAAGCCTGCGACAACACCGCACCCACACGCGCCCCAGAGGACTGCACTGAAGCAGTCCCAGGAGTCAGGAGCTGTTGTGCAAGGAAAGTGAAAGCATCAGCAGCCTCAAGCGCTGCAATAGATTGCCCTGAAGGGTCATAACCAAGGTTCCAGTCAGTGACCTTCCCCACATACTGTGCAGTCCCATCAGCGAGCACACGCACATCACGCCGAGGCACAATATCCCCAAAGAAAGGTGACGAAGTGTAGAGAGGGTCAAACGCCCTGTCAGTGTTATTGAACTCCACACTCAAAGATCCTGCGTTGAATCTGTCCAGGTCCCTGTTCTTACCGCGAGCAATACTGATAGAGCGCACACGCGAGGTCACATCCTCAAACGCCACACCACCAATAGTGAACTCTGTGGAGCCGATAACACCAGCCACAGGGTCATCAAGGGTGAAAGCTTTGCTAAGCCCTAGCTCTACTGTGACAGCCATTACGCGCTCGCAAACACAGGACCGCTAGTGCGCTCATACCGTTTGATAGCCGTCACAATCTGCTCACCAATCTGAGCACCGTTAGCACCCATCCCAGCGTTCACAGTGATATTGATTTTCGCGCCCCCACCCATCTGATTGTTAGGGATGATAGTGCCACCACCCTGATTAGGCACAAACAACTCAGGACCCATCTCGCCAACCAGGTAAGGTCTGCCACCAAGAACAGGACCACCCACAGCTCTAGTGGGCACAGGTCCCACAGACAGTTGATCAAAACCAAGAACAGCGTTCCTGATTCCTTCACCAATAAACTTACCTAAACTGTAAGGCAAAACCTTTTGAACATCGGTGCCTAGCTGTTTCAGTTGCTCAATAGTGGTAGTGCCACCCTTACCTTGCAGTAGATTGATGGTGTCATTGATGATACCCAGGGCAGTACCAATGTTCTCCAGGTTTCGCCCAAGCTGGCCCAAACCATTGAGCAGACTATTTTTCGTCAAGTCTGCAAGGAAGTTACCCACATCAGACTCCACAAAACGGTTTGCCTCAGCAGCAATTACACCAAACCCTGCCGAGATGGTAGCCATGCCCTCTTGAAAACGAGTGTCCTCAAAGATTTCCTTGACAGCAGGGAGAACCTTCTCGCCCAGCAGCTCCTCAATACCATCAACGATTTTGTCAATAGAGTTGAAAATTGCAATGAAGCCCTGCTCAATCGGCTCTTTGTTCTCATTCATCCATTCAGAGAAGTCCTCAAGCCGAGGATTGATGTGCTCAAGTAGCGCATCACCAATAGGAATAAGGCTTTCTTTAGCCGTCTCCATCGCCACAGCAAACTTATTTGCTGCGGTGTCTTGGACAATCGCTAGCGCCTCATCGAGAATCCCCACATCATCAGCCATCAAGCGCATGATTTCTGCGTTGTCCTCAGCGTTAGCGCCCATAAGGTCAAGAACACCCATCAAGGCGCGAATGTTGCCAAACACAGATGAGGCAGCTTCCTCGTTATCCCCAAATCTTTCTTTCAAAGTTTGTAGGGTAGACAACAACCCTTCCTCGCGGATTTGGTCACGCAATCCTTGAGCTGAAAGACCCATGTCTGCTAGTGCTTCATTTGCTCCTACGGTAGGGCTCAGGATGGTTGCCATGACCTGTCGCAACTGAGTAGTCGCAATCCGCGCATCAGAACCAGTCTTTGACATGGCAGCAACAGAACCGGCAACCTGATCGAATGAGATACCCATTTCAGCAGCGATAGGCAACACCATGCCGAGCGCATCTGCAAAGTCAGCAGGCTCAGCTTTACCCAAACGCACAGCTTCAGCCAAAATATCCACAGCCTTAGTACCGCTTAGGTTTTCAGCACCAAAGGCGTTCATTGCCGAGGTTGCAAGATCCGCAATAGTCTTGGTCTCACCCAAACCAATAGCAGTACCCTTCAGGGCTGCCTCTAAGACTTCTGTAGCCTGAGCGCCACGCAAACCAGCAGAGGTGATGAAGAACAGCGCCTCACCGGCCTCATTAGCGCTAACACCAAAAGAGGGTCCTAGCCTTCTCGCAGCCTCCTCTAGTTCGCCAATTTCATCAGCGGTAACACCCACCAAACCTTGAATCTTGGCAAAGGTGGACTCAAAGGTTGCAGCTTCACGCACACTAGCGACACCCACCGCAGCGATAGCACCGGCAGCAATCCTGCCCACATCTACTGCAAAGTTCTGGAAGTTAGCCAGAGCTCGCGTAGCGTTGTTTAGCCCCTTACCATCAAACTTAGTTACCAGGGGAATAAAGATAGCCATTAGAATCCTGCCTTACGCATTGCTAGTTCTCTGGTTGCATCCTGCATAAACTTCTTGATTGCTCTCTCACCGATACCCTCAATCTGTGGATAACGCTTCACTGCGGAATCATAAACAAAGTATCCACCGCGCCCCCTGATTGGTTTATACGCCCTAATGCCTTTATTGAAAGCCTGCCCCTGCCCATTTATTCTGTGCTGTAGCCCAGAGTATCCTCCGCGCTCATACACTCTTGAGAAGCGTGCCCCTGGTCTCCTGGAGGATCCTGCAAGCTCAGCGTAATCAAAACCGATACCGCCACCAGCGCGAGTGCCCCCAGTGAACTTCATTGCAAGTAAGCGACTAGCGCCACCGCGAGCACGCCCAGGAGTAAAGGACACAGAGGAACGCACAGTCCCAGTCCATCGAGTCACACCGTCATGGTTCATCCCAGATAAAGGAGCCTGCTCAGGGACATCCCCAGCGATAGCCTTAGCTACAGGATTGATGCTCCCACGCATCTCAGCGCGAAGTTTATTTATCGCTTTCCTGTCAAGGTTTCTGAGCTCTTTAGTCACATCAGCGACACCCTGAACGCGCATCTGAGTAGAAAGCAAGGCAGACTCCAATCCTGCCTTCTATTCTATCGCCTACGCTTACGCGGTCTCTGAGCTGCTTTAGCCTTCGCCTCCAGCACCTTCTGAATAGTGAACAACATGCGAGGGTGCAAGTCAGCAAGATCCTGTGGGCTGATACCAGTCTCCACAGCAATCTGTGCAATCATCCAGTGAGCTGAGGAATCCCCCAGCCCCTTGATTATTT